TATCAAATAATCAAAGTGGTGTTTTTACACTTCCTATTACTACTAGTGGTACTTGTTTTATTGTAAGTTTGTCAGATAACTCTGACTATAACCATATAGTGGCCAAAAGCGTAGTACCCACACCTATTATATAAGAGGTATAACAATGAGTTTATCAGGCTGGGAGAATTCCAATAGATTACAATTTACTGTACCAATAGAAAGGGTGGGGGTTTGTACTGAAATTGTACCTATACTTTTTAGATTATCCAATCAATCTGGTTTCTCAAAAACAGATATCTGTCACGTATTTAATCATATGGCAATAGCGGGTAGTAGTTACGCTAGCAGAAAAAAAGTAGCTTTTTCGCAAATAGTAGATGGGGAAGAGAAACAGTTATATGCTGAATTAGATATGTGGGATCATGTCACTGAGAAAGCATTGTTCTGGTTTCTACCTCTAGAAGTTTCTTCCACTTATACAAATGTTTTTTATTTTTATTATGATGTAACTAAAGAAAGTAATGTTTCATATATTTCAGAAGCTGGTGACTTAGCTATATACCCCCTAATACCTTCCGGATCTTACAGCGTTTACGATACTTACGGCGGAGAACCTATTAGTATTATAAAACATAATGGAAAATATTTATTATGGTATATGGGTAAGGTAGTTGTAGGTGGTTACTGGCACGGTGCTATTTATTATTGTGAATCCTTAGATTTAATAAATTTTACTAACTTTACCATATGTGTAGATGATGTACCTACAGAAACTAGAATATATAAAACTGCTGGAACAGTACTTCTTGAGAATGATGTCTTTAAGATGTGGTATTCTGGTAATAATGCTAACTCCACTTTGGGGCATAGAATTTTCTACTGTGAATCTTTAGATGGTAAAGTTTGGTATAATTTTATAGAGTGCACTGGTTTAGATAGCACTAGTTTTTATGACACCCGTAACGGTAAACAATCACCCTGTGTAATAGCAGAAGGTTCTGTATATAAAATGTGGTATAGTGGTGTGGGTATAGGTAACACTTATTATTATTCCATATTATATGCTGAGTCTAGTGATGGTATATCTTGGGTAAACCGCCAAGGTCTTCTTCATGAAACCACTATTGACATAGATGTTGTTATAAGCACTATAAATATAAATTTCGCCTACTTTGAGAATGGTTTATATTACGTATGGATAAAAGTTAATGTCTCTGGTGGAGGCACAATGTATTATGCTTCTTCTGAGGATGGTAAAACCTTCACTGATTTTCATTTATTTTCTGAGTTTAATTTACAGGGTACTTACGACCTTACTAATATATCAGGTATATTTGTATACAAAGAGTTTAGTAATTTATACACTTTACTATATAGCGGCGTGTTAAGTAGTCAATATTGTATTCTACGCGTGGACTCGGTAAAGCTTGAAAATCCTATAATACCCTCTCAGCTAGTTTGGAAAGATAAGTTTAGTTCTGTACACCACTTTAATCCCTCATTTGGTTATGTTAACTCCACAGATATTAACTCACCTGTGTTAGCATTAAATAATGTATCTATAACTTCTGACAATTTAGGAAGCTATGCCATAAAATTTAATAGTTTAACTAGTACGGCAGATCTAGGTACTAATCATAGATATAACTATGGTTATACTTCACAAGCACTTATATTCGGTACTATAGATGATGGTAATATTATTATGACCAAAGGTTTATATTCTAAAACTTCAATGTCTTTATACTATCAACAAACACCCTTACTAACCCGTGATAGTTTAAGTGATGATTTTTCTGGACCTATAGGTGATCCACTAGACCCTTATTTGTGGACTATTTTATTAGGTGGTGCTACATTAGATGGGAATAGAATTAAATTCGATACTAATCTAGATAATAGAATTACAACTAACTATTACGTGGGTGATGACTTTGATTTCTCTTTTGATTTTGATGTCACTGGCGGGAACTTAAGTGATGATTGGGCCATAAGGGTCAGGTTACACTTTGTTGGGGAAGTAAATGAGTATCTATTCAGTGTTACACGTTCAAATAACCTTTCATATATTTATATACAACAAGTAGCCCCAGGAACTTTTACAACAAAATGGGGGGTTAATATAGGTAGTGTTGTAGATTATTTCTCAGGTAAGATACGTATATATAATGATGGCACAACTACAAAATATACTTATTATTATGATGGCGCCTGGTATAATGGTTACTCCGTGGGGTCAACCACAAAAACTTATACTAAAATTATTCTTAATAATACCCAAGGAGTGTCTAATACCGGTGGGGTCACCTCTTTTTATATTTCAAATTTCTATACAAATGAAAATTGCTCTTTTTTCAGACGTTCATCGCGTAATAATAATGTATTAGCTATGGAGTATAGGTATAATAATATTACACATATTTTAGAATTACCTGATTATACGTTATCCTCTGACTGGCTATCTTATACTTTAGGTGTGTCTAGTAATTTTACGGACTTAAACGCTTTACTAGGTGATTCCGATACCCGCTTTTTATTCAAGACAGCCGAAGGAGTACGTACAAATGAAACGTCTGTGATTCTTGGTGACCTAGAGACAGGCATAACTGGTAAAATATCGGAAGTATTTTTTTTCAAGCATCAAATATCTAGCGACTCTGTGCTATTTATGAACAGAAGTTTAAAAGATGAACTAATAGAATTTAGTAATTATTTTGTGAGAGGTTACACTACAATATATAATAAGACGTACATCACAAGGGTTTTAGTATATGACCAAAATTCTGGTGATTTACTAGGATCATCTATAACAGATAATAATGGTTTCTACTACTTAGAAGTGCCATTTAGAAGTGCTTACTTTATAATAGGTGTTGGTGACTCTCTTCACAATGATTTTATTTTAAGTAATATCACCCCGCAACTAATTTTATAGTTGACATTTCAATAAATATACCTTATACTATACAGACAATTTAGTATTTTAACATTAACTAAAAGGAGTTATTATGGAATTTAGTGTAGATTTACTGTCTCTTCAGAAAGCCATGAAATTATTTAGTGCTGTAGCTAAAGCTACTTCTGAGGACACAGACGGACAATTGTTTATGGACATTAGAGATACCGGAGAATTAGTGCTACTTTGTAGTAATAAATTAGTATCTCTAACGCATGTAGTGCCTAAATGTGACGTAAAAACGGTAGGCGTTAATGCTATATTATATGGCAAACTTAGTTCTTTTCTTTTTGCATTCCCCTATCTATCCGAGGGTGTGGGAGCTAAGATAGTTAAATTCAAAGCACTTAAGAATGACCTATCTGTTACAATTGATAGCCTTGCGGCTAACAATAAAAAAACAGCTCATAAATTAAAATTACGTTTATATCCACCACAAAAAATTGCAATACCATCACCTTTTACACAAAGTTTATTTGAAATTAATGCAGCTACTCTACGTTTAGCTTTGTCTAAAGTTATGTATGCTGTTAATCCCTCATCAATACGTAATTTTTTACAAGGTATAAATATAAATTTCGATAAAGACTATGTATATTTTGCAGGTACTGACGCACAAAAACTATCTGAGTATAAAACACCTAACACTAGTAAGTTTTTTGAGGGTAGTTTTACACTTACCTATAGTTTTGTTAACGCATTAAAACGTGTATTAGACACAGATAGTACCGTATTCTTTTGTATAGACAACGGTAAAATAAAAGCTAAATTTAGTAATACTGTACTACATGGTCAATTAATACTAGGTGAGGAGTACCCAGACTATACAAAAGCTTTTGAGAATTTTACTCATACAATTACACTAAATAAGAATATACTATTAAGTAGTTTAGCACCAGTACTTCCGTCACTTGATCAAGAAGATCATAGTAGACTAACCATAACTTTAGTTAATAATAAGTTATCATTAAAGAATGATTTTGCTGATGCAGAATATAGCGAAGACATTAAGTTTACAGGTGATTTTATAGTTGATCTTAACGGTACCTATCTATTACAGACTCTAACAGCTATAATGGATGATTTAGTCATTATGCAGTTTTCTAATGATACAAGTGCTGTAATATTTGACTCAGCACAGTTTAGTAATCAGAAGGCTTTAATAACTCCTGTTAGGCGACATTAATGAAAAATTTAGATATTTTAATCTCTAAAGTAAAACAGTTAGATGCACCAAGTTTTTTAAATGATAAACTACCTGAGAAAGAAGTTGAAGTGGCATGTGTAAACTTTTTAAAATCGTTGGGATACAAAGTAGCAAATAAGGCAAGGCCTAGACAAATAAAAAATCTTGACGAGTTGGTTAATTTCTTTTATAATTTAATGGACTACTATCACAATGATGTTTGTGCACTAGTAGCTAATAGGCAAAAAGATAGAACTTTATTTACAAGGTTTATAAGTAATAGACAGCTAGAGCTTAAGTGTTCCTTTGAGGATGGTATACAGGACTGTGCTAATATTATTAACGCCCTATTTGTGTATGAATCTGAATTAGACCTAACCTTACCTATAGGTACTTGGGTTTTTGGTAGTGATAAATGTAAATGGATAACTGATAAAGTTATAAGTATGTTAAATAGTAATGTAGAAATACTTAATGCATACAGAATGGAAAAAATGGTAGAAGCGGATGAGTTAAAGGATAATGAATACACAGGGTTTAATTTTGAAAATTTAAGGAGAGTACATGGCGATTAAAAAAACAAAAGAATTAAAAGAGTCTGCTTCAGAGGTTGGGGCAAGTACTGGAGGCAAAACATCTTCATTTGATATTGCTATAAAGGCTATTAATAAAAAACATGGTAGCGTTTTACAATATATGTGTGATAAACCTTTAGTGATAAACACTATTTCTACACGTAGTATAGGGTTAGATGCTGCTTTAGATAGAGGTGGTGTAGCTAAAGGGCGTATATATGAAATTTACGGTCCACCAAGTGCAGGAAAAACCACACTAGCTATGTCAATTATAGCAGAGGCACAACGTAGAGGTATGAATTGTGTTTTCGTTGACGCAGAACATAGTGCTGACCCAAGACTATTTAGTAGTATGGGTGTTGATACTGCTAAACTTCATGTAGTTGAGCTGTATACAGGGGAGGATAACTTAGGTGTTGCTGAAACACTTATGAAAACTGGAAGTGTAGATCTAATAGTTATTGATTCTGTTACATCACTCATACCAAAGGTAGCAGCTGACTCAGAGTTAGAAGATAATAATATAGCTTTATTAGCTAGACTGATGAGTAAAACTACTCTTAGGTTTGTACCTATAGCTGCTGAGACAGATACGTGTGTTATATTTATAAATCAAACACGTAATAAAATAGGTGGGTATGGTAACCCGGAGACCACTACTGGTGGGGATGCACTTCCTTTTTATTCTACAGGCAGGATTAGAGTATCTGGTATAGGAGCAAAAGCAAATAGAATAGTTGATTCAAAAGGTAAAGTTATTGGGCATAAAACAGAGTTTGAAACTATTAAAAATAAATTGGCGTGCCCTTTCGTTAAATCCGAGACAGACCTAATATATGGTGTTGGTTATGACATGACTGGGGAAGTTATTAAAATAGCCACTGATTTAGGTATTTTGACTAAAGCGGGTAGTTGGTACAAATACTCCGATGAAAATATAGGTCAAGGTGACAACGGAGTAAGAAAGTTTTTTGAGGACAACCCAGATATTTTCCTACTAATAAAAGAGGAAATTACTGTATTACTTGGTTTAGATGTATACTACAAAGCGCAAGCGGAGTACGATAAAGCTAGAGAAGTTACGGCGTAGTTATGAGTAAAATAGCTGATGATGTATATAATATATTAAAAGAAGAATTTCAATTTACTTATATTGAGAAAGAGTATTATGTTAGATTTAAAAATACTCAGTTATTTTTTGATTTCTATATTAAGGAGTTAGGGCTATTATTTGAATGTCAGGGACGTCAACATACTGAGTTTGTTAAACACTTTCATGGTGACGTCTCTAATTTTTATGCCCAAAAGAGGAGAGATAGTCTAAAAGTTGAGTATTGTGAAGAAAATGACTTGACTTTAGTGTTGTTATTTGATACAATAGACAGCATAGACAATGAACTTGTACTAAACAGAATATATGAGGCGATGAATGT